TTTAAATTTTTTTTTTTATTATTTTTATTTTTATTATTAACTACCATAATTTACGAGCGAATAATTCTATATGCTCTTCACAAATTACACCGCATCAAGTTTGGTGTGTAGTCCTCTTAGGTCATGTAACCTAAATCAACGCCCCCTTTTGCCCACATTTGCCAAGAGACTGGGCCATGAGGAGGTCTATGTGCATCTCTATCAAATATATTTCTTTTCAACAATTCACGTCTGCTAGGAAATGTGTACGGCTGGCCTGACATACCAATTTTATATAAATATTTTTTGTCTTCCGCTATCCATTCTTGCAATCTCTTAGCTAATTCATCAGGAGAAAATAATGTTAATGCTTTTATATACGTCTTTTCGTAACCAAATTTCATCGCATAATAAGCTTGAGGCTCCACTCCTAAAGTATCATAAACAAGTCCCACATACCTAGGCAACTGTTTATAAAAAGGATCGGAATTATCTTTAGGTATAGCCATCCTCCATTTATATTGCTCAAAAGGTCTCCACGGAACTACTATAGCTATATTTTTCTCTATCAAATTCAAATTAAAATTAGAAGCCAAAATAAATCTCCTTTTAAGATAAACAGGACCTTTATAAACATAACCCACTACCAATGAATTACGAACTCTCAAATAAGTAATCAGAGAAAAGTATTTATTCTTAGATTTAAATTTTAATCTGAACACATTCTCACAAAAAATACAAAACTGATCCACTCCTATTAAATCATCCATATCCCTAGGATAAGCATACAAACTATCATCTCCTGTTATCAGCGCCACCAATTTCCTAAGACAAAGCATCTGCCAAATTTTCTTACGATCATCTACCATTGATGTTCTCATTGTATAAAATATAAACGTCAAATACATTAAAACTCCAACAATCCATGAATCTCCATGACTAGTTTCAAGACTACCTGAAGGCATCACTCCAATCAACATTATAAAATCCTTCAACCACGTCACTACTTTTCCAGCCAATTGTTCCGCACACCCTTCTAAAAGATACATATATATTCTATAGGCATGACTCCTCATATCTTTTATATACCACAACTGGCCTGCCAACATATACAACATCAGCATAACCGCAGAAATATTTAAGTCTAAAGTCTCTATATCAAAATCAGCGCACATCATATCCCCATGCTCTTTAAACTGATAAGTTTTATTAATCCAACTGGCATCATTTATTCCTGTCTCTATCTCTAAGTATTTATCCATACTATCTCCCATTAGCTGTAAGAATTTACAATACCCTCCACCATCAATCCATTTTGAACCTATATCAATATGTATTGTATTATTACGTGCTAATATAGAAGAAATTATTCCATGTGTATGAATCTGAAAACAATCAGGTGCATAAGTACGTTCTTGATGACGACATTTGAACAAAATATGCAATGCTGAATCCGCACTCATAAAAAACAAACGCGCTTTAGTGCCTATTTTCTCCAAAGTTTCAGTATTCAAACTACCTTCATCTATTCCTGATAATCTTTGAAATTTGAGAGCTAACTGAGTGACATGTCTTTTCAATTTTGCTTTATTAATTGGTATTTCTCCATCTTTAGTCTCCTCTGCTGCTAAATCTAATGCTGCCAACACCTCTGCATGAATAATATGTCCAATTTGCTTCTTAGTAGGTCTCTGAGTAAACTTAACTGGAACATCATCCACTGTACGATTAAGAAATGTCTCATATTTACGTAAAGATGCTTTTGCAGGACCAGGCTTCCAACAATCAAAATCATCTTTAGTTATGGTAAAAGGTACTTTTATAAGCTCAACACAATAAGTATAATAAAACTTCATAGCACACAACGTATCATTAAAATTATAGCCCGAACTAAAACTAGTATGAGTTTTAAACATTTTTAAAAGTCTTTTTGGCAACCCCATAAGAGGATTGTAGCATGCATCTGCAACATTTGGAAATTGTGAATTCCCACCATATGCCAATGAATACATAGATATCTTTCTCAAACAAAGAATTGACAATTTTGGAACTATCGTATCAGGTCTATGTTCATGCGTCACCCAATAATCGTAAGGTGTTAAATACTTAAAATCTGAAACATGAATTTGATCACCTGACAAATGCCAATTCATCTGAAAATTATCCACATCTTGAATTATAGCCACATGAGTAGGATCTAATTTTCGTTTCTCTATAGCAGTTGGCAACCATTCTTGAGGCCAGTTTCGTATAGTTAAAGGCATCACATTTGCTGACATTATCATATGCTGCATCAACCTAGGATAATTAGCCATTTCTGATCCTTTAGGCATAATTTTAATCCTACCTGCTACATTTTCCATTACATGAGTCTTAGAAAAATCCAAAAGAAATCTCTTTTGCGCATCTCTCAGGGATTCTCCTTCCACTGGTAGGATTTCATGCACTCCTGCTCCATAAAGGGTCATATTATATTTTATCATAGTTAACGTATTGTCTATGCAAACTTGCTCCGCATCACATTTTCTAGAAATATACTCAATAAGTTTATCTTTGTCTTTTGCCCACATTTTTAACACTGATCTGCGTCCTAAAGGTTTTTCCAGTATGCCGAAGTGGAACTTGG